CTGCCCAGCCATGTACTTTGCCGCTGCTTGCTCTGGTGATTGGGCTAAATACTGAGAACCTAATTCAAATAGATTTTTGCCTGCTGCCCCCAAAGGTGCAAATTCTTCTCGCGCTCCTTCTGCCCGTGTTAACCCTTGACCAGTCAATCCAAGGAACCGATCTTGTATCGCCTTCATCTCTGGCGATAAGGTGTATCCAGCACCACTAACACGCCCATCTGGGCCTGTGGTGAACTGTGACGACCCAAACCTAGTAGTTACACCTACAGGCCGAAAACGGGCTTCTTCGGCAGCTAGTTGAGCTGCACGTTCTTCTGCGGCGGCCCGCGTGTTAGCAGCACTCTTTGCTGATTCACCCTGCATATACCCGCCAAGTAAACTAGCACCAGCACGAATTAATTCAATAGGCATATCATTCCCCTTTAATCAAAACATCATCCACCTTTGACGGGTCTTTCTCGTCGGTGGCGTGAATACAAAACCAAACGCAATCTGTGATCGCCTTAACACCGTGCGTTACCCCAGCCTTGATCTCTATACAAGCTGGCGCAGAAACAATATCAATCTCAGTTCCACGCAACACAGCAACCTTACCTTCAGCCAAAATAGACAAATGACTGAAAGTATGAGTATGTTTTAAGATACTCATTCCTGCAACAAAGAATGACTCTTTAGCATACAACCCATCACTGAAGTGATGAGTAATGCGATATTGAGGGTCTTGCATCATCATGCCGTGCGTTTCCACATATAAACGGTGATATACGGCTGGTAGTTTGCATTTGTTGCGGTTGCGCCTTCTGTGCTGTTTGTTCCTGCTGGCGTACCGCCGGAAACTGAGGATGTTGTTGCCGCTGCACCGCCTCCAATTCCAAAATCATTAACAAACTCTTGAGCATTACTAGCGCCATCATTGGCTGTAGAGTCCCTAGAACCAATTTGATGGGTATGCGATGCCAACGCAGTACCCGTAAATGTATGCGTATGACTTGGCAAAGTAGCATTTGCACTACCACCTGTTTCTTCAGCTGTGTCAAATAAGACATTTGTAGAATCAAAACCAACAAGTACACGTCCAGCACCAAACGCTGTCCAAGTACCAAAACCAAGCAAAGTACCAGGATTGGTGCTGACAGTGGCATTGATGTAGATCGACCCAACTGGATGCAGTATCTGAAATGCTGCCTGCACAAAGGCAGTGGTTGCCAATGCCGTACTACTATTTAATGAACTCTGCGTAACACCAATCGTTCCCGTTGGAAGTGATGGAGTACCGGTAAACGTAGGACTAGCCAAATCCGCCTTGGTTGCAATAGCCACCGAAATATTTACAAACTCGGTGTTGATCTCCGTGCCCTTAACAATCTTTAGCGGGTCGCCAGAAGTTAGCGCGTCTTTGGTTGCGAAATTGGTACTCTGTGTGTAATTACTCATAACATTTTCCCGTCTTTGCTTTGGATTTCAATTCGTTGAATAGATAGCGCAGCGCCATCAATATCAGCCTCGTAGCCTGTTTGCACAATTTTACCGCTACCAGAGGCAGACACGCTTAAAGTTTGCAAAGCTACACCGTTGGCGTATTGAGCAAGCACTGTGGCATTAGCGCCGTACTCAGCAATCCCGTATTCAGAAACCGCTTGTGTCGGAATTTGTGCATTGGTTGCAAGATAGTTGGTGCTGAAATCAAAGCCCCATTTAATCGTCACAAACTGGTTTGTGCCGCCAATCACAATCACCTTGAGCCGCTTTAGTAGCGAGGTGACATTGGCATTACCTAGATCAGCGTGGTTCGTGTAGTACAGCAGCCTATACGACTCAGTGTCGTCTTGTGCGCCCGTGTACTTGGCAATATAGCTTGTCTTGCCTAGCAGCACATCACCGTTGCGCCTTGAGAGCAATGCTGTAGGCTCAATAGAATCCCAAGTGGTGACTCTGAACGATCCATCTTGCAGTTGCCCACGGGTATCAAAACAAAACACTTCTTTGACAAAAGGTAGCGTTAACAAATAGAACGCTTCTGTTTCAGAGTAAACAGACTTGATGTTTGCAAGCGTCTCGCCAGCAACGATGTTCATAAAGTCACTACGGACATTCTTGGACAGATCGCCAATCGGCACAGACTTTTCAATCACAGTCCTAGCAAATGACCGCACACCAGAATTGGACAAAAACAAAACATCCTTGCCAGTGCTTTGAATTGAGTCTCTAGCGATGCAGCCAATACCAGCCACGGTGTCTGCCAGTGTTATTGTTGAAGGCGTATTTGCACCTGAATAAACCAGAATCTGACGCTGGCCGAAGATGATCAGGAAATTGTTGTGCGCTGCCAAGCCGGTGATATTGTCAGCACCATTAGGCCACACCTGATTGATATTTAATGAGCCTGCCGTGCCGCCAGTCCAAATGTGTCCCGAAAGCAAGTCAGAGAAAAACACCGTGGTGTTGTCTGATGCTGTGTCTGCTACCCACAAGCGGCCATAGGCGCTGATGGCGATGTTGCCAGAAGGAACAGTACCCGCATAGCCGGTCTTCTCGCTTACGCGCCGAAAGGTAGTAGTGCTTACAGCAGGATCAAATATGAGAGGGTCAAAGCCACTTTGAAAGAAGTAAGTAATTCCGTTCAGCGAGGCGCAAGACCAATTGTTAGCCGTAATGGTGGGCGCTGTGCCCCCGCCACCGTAGGTCAATTCAACTACGGCATTGCTGCTATTTAACTTGAATAACTTGTTGTTGCCAGCAAAGAGGATTGTAAGAGTGCCGTCAGTCTGTACTAGTTCGTGGATCACGGCAGGAGCATTAGCACCCAAAGCACCAGCCGATGCGTTGACTCGCGCCCAGCCCTTGCGTGAGCCGATACGCCCAAACTGATCAATTACGCAATTGGTGGCAACCAGCGCAAAGCCAGCCGCCAAGTCCAAAGGCGAATCTTGCGTATTCAGGCCAAAGAACCCTGGCGCCGAAATGCTAGCAGTCTGAAGGGTTTGGCTCATATCGCTATGAACTCCTGACTCTCAGGATAGCGCGTGCTTTCTAATGCAATCTGGTCAGCCAACATACCTTTGTAAAGTTGATAGGCCTCTGAAGAGCCTAGCCCCCCATCTTCACCACGCTCCACCAAAGCACGGGCATAGGCGTTTTGCACCACCAAGAAGTCTGGAACAAGCACGGACGTGCCATCAGCAGCCAATGGAGCCTGTGGCACTGTTACCGAAAACGGTATGTTGTAAACCCCATCAGGGCGCGGGAACAGCACTACTTTTGTATCACCGCTACCATCTACGCCATCAAATGTGTAGTATTGCGGAATTCCGTTTGTGGTGGGAACCAGATTCTGGTATCGGTTCATTTCCACAAAAGTGATGTTTTGCATCCCAATGTTAGACGTGGTGTTAATAGCGTCCTGCACTTGGAATTTCTGACCTGCGCCGGTCATTGAATATTGATAGGTCGCGGCTACCGTAGTAATTGTGACGGTCTGGCCCAACACGTTCCAGTTAAAAGAGTCTTCTATCTGGCGTTTGGCATCGTTAACGAAAAGGCCAATCAAAGAAGAATAGGCGGTTTCATTGTTGGTCGATACCTGCGTTTCACGCAAACGAATCAGCACGTTGTTGATAAGCTGAAGGTAGGTCATTTCTTGTTCCTTGCGCTGATTGCCTTGGCCTTGGATTTGGCATCTGCTTTAGACGATGCGCCCCAAGCCTTCAAGGACAAAAGCAAGCGAGTAGGTTCGCCATCCTTGTACTCAGGCCCAGGCATATTGCCCATGCGTGCTAAAAAGGAGGCCCTACGAGGGTTGTCGCCTGACTTGACTGGTGCTTTGAGACTTCCACCAGTCGTAGCATTATAAGACGATCGGCCTTTAGCGTTCAAGCCGCCAGTCTTAGCTTGGCCTTCTTTTCTTTGCCAAGCAGGAGTTTTCATTTTTTGGCCTTTTTCGGTGGGGCGTGTAATAAATTTTTACTCTGAGCCGTGTGCTTTGCGCCTGTCATCAACACACCCCCCTCCTTATGAACCGGCCCTTTATAGGCTTTTCCATTAGGTAGGTAGTGTGTTGCGGCCTTGCTCATTTCTTTGGCTTCTTTGCAGTCTTGGCAGCCTTCTTAAAGTCGGCAGCAGAAGGTGCGGCCTTAGACCCCACCTTGTTCATCTTCTCACCAGAGCCAGCAGCGATACGCTTTTGCTTGGCATTAATGTTGGCATATAGTCCTGGCTTCATATCAACTCCGTTACAGAAAATGTAGAAGTGGTTACCGCAGCATCTTTGATAACAGCAATCTTTTGACCAGGACTGACCCGAATAATCTCAGAAAAATTATTGGGCATCATGGGCGATGTTGTAATGCTTGCTGTTGGACTTGTACCAATTGCAAAATGGCAGTGCCCTTGTGAGCAAGCTACACGAACCATCGTAGTAGACGCGCCAAAAGCCGTAGATTGAACGCTAGAGGTTGTAACCGTAAACACTTGCGTTGTGCCCAAACTTGGCACACCAAGCGCCACTTGATTGGGGTCAAGTTGGAAGGTAGACATTACTTGGCTCGTTTGGCTTTAGTTGCCATGTTGGTGGCAGTGCGCTGACCACGTTTAGGCATAGGCTTGGGCTTGCCAACGGCAACCATGACGGTTACCGGCATGGCCTTTTTCTTGGAACTAGGCATTTTTTTATCGTACATGATTTAATCCTTCAACAGTTAATTTACGAGGTCTACCTAACTTTTTTGATGGCGCATTCATTGGCAACAGTTTGGCTTCAGGTTCAATTTGTTCATCCTCATCCAAACGAACATAGCCTTGATGCCCACGCATTGATTCAATGTCCACTAGTTGGGTAAAAGTTACAGTGTTGCCTGACTGCAAACAACGGAAAGTTGCCATGATTTTCCTAACAAAATAGGGGGAGCATAAGCCCCCCCGTATTTAAACCATGCGAGCAATAACCAATTTCACAGTCGTTGTTGCTAAATTAACAGCAGCGCCAGTGGTGTTAGTCGTTGCGATTGTGACCGTGTTAGCAGCGGAAACAAAGGCGCGGCGAACAAGCCCAGCCTCGCTAACGCCAGCAGATAGTCCAATCACCATATCGCCCAAGACAACGCCAGGGACGGCTACGGTATCAGTTCCAGCAGCTTGATCTGCTACGGAAGCAGAGTCAAGGGTACAAACCACTTCCCATGTGTCGCTAAAGACGCCACGAAATTGGTCGTTGCCTTGTCGGGTAGTAATTGCGGTTGCAGCAGCCATTTTTAACTCCTTAAAAATAATCCCCCCATTGCTGGGGGGGATAGGGTTAGGCTGGCACTGCTAACGCATAGGCGCTAGAAGACAAAGCTGCACCGGTTGTAGCGGCTGCACGGAGTGCTGCAACACCATATAAGGTATCAGACGTAAACAAAGTGGCAAGGTAGTCTTGCTTGTACTGAGTTTGTGAACGGATACCAATTTGCTCAACCAGAACCATCGCGTCCTTGTGACCCATCAAGCAAATACGATCTGTAGTGCTGTTACCAGCACCAGTATCAGCATTGCTAGAAGTGAACACGGGGATGCCGTACAGGTTGCCGATTTCACCAGTGCGGATTGCATTGCCATTACCCACAAAAGCCTGTTCCGTGTAACGGGAAAGACCCATCAGCGTATTACGGCTAGATGGAGGGATCAGGAAAAAGCGGTTGTCCATCGGCGTATCGTTGTCATCCAAACGCTGAATAGTTCTGCGAATGGCGGCATCGGTCAAAGCGGCTGCGTTTGATGTAGAACTGTTATAAGCAGTAGTACCATCAGAGCCAATGAAAGCCTTGGTGGTTGCAGCAGAAGTCGCATAGTCGTTAGTACCAACAGTAGCACCATTGAATGCGCGGCCCAATTGAACCAGGCTAGTATCCACTTGCTTGGCAAGCGCATAGCCAGCGTCAGCAGTGTAGAACTGGCGCAAGCTGTTTA